CTGCAAGTGAGAAAAAAGTTTTTCCAGTACTAGACTCCCCAGCGATGGCAGTAATCTTATTCCCAGATACACCACCAAATATACTACCTGAAACAAGTCCGTTAAAAATGTACGAACCTGTATCAACATAAGTTTCAGTTTCATCGATTTCTGAAGCAAGTTTGGTGTAGTCATCACCAATTTCGTTTACAATATCTTTTAAAAAATCCATCAATTCCACCTTTTCGTTTTTAAGTAATCTAAAACGTCTTTACGGACATCCATAAGTTCATGATAACACTTTTGATTATGAGCACATTGCCTCAATGCATCATCTGGTTTAAGAACCGATTCAATAAAAAGATCTAATCCTCTATTCCATTTATCCTGCTTTGATTCACCATCATCTATTACATATTGATCTTTCATACGAAGAAAAGTTCAAGGTTTACAGTTTTTTCAGAAGACCATCCAATAGAATCAAGAACAGTCTTTAAAGGTTCTAAGAATGCCTTCTCAAATTGTAGGTCATAGTCTATATATTTGTCAATTCCAAGTTCCTTTGGAAAATCTTGAATAAAAGAAATAACATTTTCATGAATAGGATTTGGTTTTTTCAAATATAGAAACTTAATTTTTTCCCCATTATTGATCAAAGAATACTTATTATCAAGTTTATTCTTTTTAATATAGTAATTAAACAAAAGAGAACCTCTTACATGAATTGGTGTCCCTTTAGAATAGATAAGGGAATGAGACTTATATTTTTCAACATCAGATACTGATCTTGGAAAAGCAATTTCTTCTGGTGGTAAAGATTTAAATTCAATACGTGACTTATCAATAAAGTCAATAACATCTTCTTCAGTTCCACTCATCATCAACTTAAGACCATCTTTAATCATCTTACGACAAGGTGCTGGAGTTGATGACTTAACTGCTTCAATTCCCATAATCTTAAGTTTAGGTTCATCATAACGAACTCCTTCACTATCCCATACGTTGAGAATGTAACGCTTCTTCGCAGTCCAGATACCACGGTCAGCAATATTCTCACGCTTCATTTTCATTTTTTGTTCATATGCCGAAACATAATCCGCAAGTTCCTGATAAGACTGTTCGATGAATGGTTCCAACTTGTCTTCACAGATCTTGTCAAGTATCCCCACAATTGCTGTTTTGTCGCCAGACTTATTAGCAAAAAATTTACTAACAAGAGGTCCAAGATTAAGATAGATTGAGTCGGTATCGCTAGCGATGACATAATCTATGGTCTCCGTTTGCAAAAGATTATTTAGATATTCATTCATCTTATTCTCAATCCATCGGATACTTACCTGTCCCGATAGTGTAATTGCCTCTGCGTTTGCGAGTTTGTAATATCTAAAATACTGATTACCGATAGCGCCATAAGCACTATTAAGAGAGATCTTCTTAGCCATTTGAATGTTGTTGCACCTGGCAATCTCTTTTTCCAGTGCTTTAGTTGGAGTTTTTTCATAGTCCTGTTTTGCCTTGAGCATCTTTTTCTTAAAGATCACACGGTCTCCATACATCTTCTCCATGAGTTCTGGCAAGAACCCACGAACATCTTTACGATACATGGCACCATTAGCACATACTGCATAGTTACTATGCAAATCAAAAGAAAGTTCTTTACTTAAGATTTTATTCACATTTACAGTTGGATGTCGTTCATCCAAAAGAGTTTCTGGTGAAATATTATATTGCATAATTAAGTGTGGATATAGTGAGTTAAGGTCAAAACTAACCACCCAATCATACTTACCAGGAATAGGTTCTTTTACATAAGCACCAGCATATTTTTCAGATTTAGTTTCACTAACTTTTGGAGGAATTACAATATTTTTCTTTTTAAGATAATTGTAAATGATAGCATCCCACATACGAACCTGATAAAACACATCGTTATAATTTACTTTAGCTTCATAAGCCATCGTAATTGCAAGTTCAATGAGTTTCATCTTGCTTTCCAGTCGGTCAACAAGTTCTACGTCAATGATGTTATACTCTACAAACTTTTGCCAATTTCCAGTATAAAAATCTTTAAATGTGTCAAATTCAGAGTGGTCAAGTTTCTTCTGACCAAGTTCAACATTTGCAATATGATCTAGACGATAAGACTCCTGTGCCTTATAAGTGAACTTCTTATAGAGATCAAGATAGTCTAATTGCGAAATTCCACCAATATCATATGTAATATTTTTACGTCCGGTAATAAAAATTTCTTTCTGAGTTACTAGACCCCAAGGTGAAAATCTTTTCATTTGCTTTTCACCAAGAACTCGTTCCAATCGTCCACAAATATATGGAACATCATAGAACTGAACATTCCATCCAGTAATAACTTCAGGGGGATTTGCATCCCACCAGTCTAGGAATGTCTGAAGAACTCCGCGTTCTGTACTGCAATGAAAATACTTGACATTATCCTGCTTGACTTCGAAGGGTTTGACACCCCATGTCATAATCTGCTTAGTAGCATAATCCTGAATAGTAATGCAAAGAATTTCTTCAGAGCAAGATAATGTATCTGGAAATCCAGACTCAGCAGATACCTCGATATCAAGTGTGACAAGTTTAATTTTATTAATATCAAATTTTACTTCATTTTCTGGGTACTTATCAGATATATATTGACAAATATATCTGTCATTCCCGAATATTTTGAACCCGTCCACATTTTCATATTTGCTGTAAAAATCTCTACATTCTTTTACAGACCCTGGTTTAATTGGATCAACAAATTCACCCTCCAAAGTTTTATATTCTGTTTTTACTTTTGATGGTACAAAGAGGGTGGGAGAATACTCATCTTTATACATTACATGTTTACCATCCTCATAACCACGAAACAAAAACTTGTTTCCAATCATTTGGACGTTGGTATAAAAATTCATTGCAAAAGGTTTTGATATTTGTTCAAAAATTCAGTATTAGGTTCAACTAAGGTTAGTATTTTATCAGAAGATATCATAAATTGATTATCATCTGTAAAATCAATTAACCAAGGTACAAGTGTTTTATCTTCAGAAATTAAAAAAGGTTCAATTAATTTACAATCTGGTTCTCCAATTTCAGAATAAACTTCCTCAATCTGACTTATCAGCATCGTTTTGTTGGTCAAAACCATAATCTTGATCACTTTCTTCTCCATAGAATCTATCCTCTCGTTCTAGAATTTGTTCAGTATATGAATTATATAGTTTATCAATTGGATCTACAAAACTAACAATCCAATCCATAGCAATTGGATAAACAGCACCTTTAGCAAGAGGAATCCATGGTTTCATAGAGATATCAAATGTCATTTGATTGCTATCTTCTCCACCAACTGAAATATTTTGCATAGTAACAATACATGGTTTTTTCAGAAAATAACCAACAACTTTATTTTCTTCTTGACTGATCATTTCTTTCACGTCTGAAACAATATGTTCTCCAGACTTGAGGACTGCAAGTTTAATAGTCATACTTTTTTTCAATCTAAAAACTTATTTTACCAATAAAAAAGAGGGATGTCAACTGGTTTTGGCCAGTTACCCCTCTGCGGCGACGATATTCATCTATATTTATAGATAATCTTTTCTCTTATGATGATCTGGAACAATTTTTCCAAGAACAATGGTTAGAAGCCCATCATCAAAATTAACTGATCTAACTTCCGTTTCATCAGAGAGTGTCCACGAACGTGTAAACGACCGTTGAGCCAAACCTTTGTGGACATAGTTAGTTTCCGTTTCCTTGTCCTCCTTTTGGCCTTCAACAAAGAGTTTNCCATCTTGAGTGTAGACATAAACTTCTCTCTTTTTAAATCCAGCTAGTGCAACTTCAAGACGAGACTCTACATTACTTACATGAACTAAATTGTATGGTGGATAATTTGCTGTTGTCTCATGCAAATTAAACAACCTTTCAAAATACTCATCCATACCAATTGAATTCCTATTTATACGGTCAAGCAATTGATTAATGTTGGCAGCATTAAACCTCATTAAATCTGACATTTGTACTTCTCCTTAGTAAGCGAGATTTGATTGTGTGGACCCCGAAGGCATCCTCACATATTTATATCATAGCACAAAAAAACGGGGTAGTAAACCCCGTAATCTTTTATTCGGTTTCCCTTTTTTTCTTAGAACCAATATTATATTTCTGTTCCAAAATCCAATCACCTTTTTCTTTGTAAGCAATAACCTTAATCTGATTTAAAGGTGCAATATCAAGAATATTGTTTTCATCAATCAGATCAACCAGTCCCCAATCAACCAAAAGTTTTACAATTCTATTACGACGTTGAACATCATTCACAGTGATGTTTGCATACTTTCCATCAAGTGCAAATAGTTCTTTAAAGTGAACGATATAATACTTACCTTGTTTGTGCAGAATATGGCACGATTGATATAGTTTCTTTTCCTTCCTTGAAGCTACACCAATTCTAGTAAGAGTTTCTCTAACTTTAAGGAAATCATCAGGTTCTCTTAAATTAATCTCTACCATCATAGCAGGAGACCAAGTAACCTGAGGTTCAACAATCTTCGTCATTTTTTTCCACCTGTTTCAAATTTAGACCTAATAAAATCAATTTGTTCTTTTGTAAGAATTCTTAAAGCTTCTTTTGATTTTTCATCCGAATAACCATAGTATTTTTTAATGATATTCAGATCATCAATCTTCTCTTTGCGAATCCAAGGAGAGAATCTCTTCTTTTTCCTAACAATATTTAGCAAAAAAGAATATTGCATATCTTTATCTAAGAAATGATACTTATTCATTTCATTAACGAACATTACACAATCAATATGTCCAGATAAACAACGATTGATAATATAAGGTGGATATGATTTAATTTCTTCTAAATGATTCTCTTTCGTAAGATTAATAGAATTTAGCCAGTCTTTCAGTTCCATTGCTTCTCTAGTGGTGTAGGTGGAGTAAGAGAATAGTTCGTAACCAGAAGTTCAGTCTTCACATTATCCTGAGTATTTTTATCACCACGATGAACCATAGAGTAACGTAGTTTCCAATACTCAAGATAATAATCCTTATACAACTCAAGGAGACGATCATTTACATTGTAAGTGATCATGAAGTTATGAGGACACTTGTATACGTTCTCAGCAAATACCTCATGGTCAAATGACTTATGCATCTCACGATTCTTTCCATATAGAAAGTCTTTGATGTCATAAGGAGGATCAAGAAACACAAAAGTATTCTCAGGACCATCTACATTCATTACCTCAGAATAATCAATGTTAGTGATTTTCCAGTTTTTAATTAGTTCTGAAAACTTAGCAAGTTTATCTGCACCAACTAAAGAAAAGTTAGAGTTTGCGGCAGTGCGAGAGAATGTGCTGTTTTCTGTCAATCCAGAATAACTGCACTTGTTCATGATGAAGAAAGCAACTGCCTTCTGAAAGTTGTCGTAAGAGTCGATCTCAGAGGCATACTGATTAAACAAGTCCTTAGCAAACTTGTCCTTCTCTTCCTGTGTACCACTCTCAAGCATCTTCTCTTTCTGCTCCCTAACACTCTCAGAGAGGTCTTGGCCATGATCACGCAATTGCACCCAGAAGTTGTATAAGGGCACATACAGGTCATTTACCCAAATAGGAATGTCTGGATTTGCCTTGGTCACATCAATTGCAATAGATCCACCACCAATGAATGGTTCACGATATTCAGTGATGACTTTAGGATACCATTGAGAAAGAGTTTTGATTGCTTTGGACTTTCCCCCAGGGTATCGAAGACACGTCTTCAAAGACTTCATACTAAATTGCATTCAATTTCTCCATAATAAAATAAAAAAATCAGAGGATAAGTTTCTTTTCGTCAGGTGTAACTAGTTTACTACCAAACATTTGATCATACTTCTTACAGACATCTTCTTGCACACTCACAATATAAACAACATGATTTCGAGAGACAGTAATTTCGGGATTATCTTTATCAATCACAGTTGCCCATGGAGCAAATCCAACACCAGTATTTGTAGGAAGAACGACTAGACCATTCTTCACAGTAATAGTAGTTTCATCTTCAGAAACCAATTCTGCCACCACTTCTTCGCCAGTGACAATACGCAATAGTTTTACATCAATCATTTACTTCAATTTCTCCTAAAAATTCAATGTCTTCAATACAATCAACAGTAACTTCATGAGTACCAATTTGATACCAATGTTTATCAACACCCAAAGCATCTGGATAAAATCCAAGATACTTCAAATCATCACTTTTATTCTCACGCAACCATGCTTGTAAACGATGGTGCATCAAATCATCTCTACTAATCATTTGAACTCACATTCTACCATAATTTCAGTCAGTGCCGCCAAAAGATTAATTTCCTGATCGGCAACGAAGGCAATCTGATACTGATACTTAGCAATAACAAGAACAGCGGCAGGAATAGAAGTAGGGACAAGGGATTCGTAACAAGAATCATAAATGCGACGAAGAAGTACACCAGGATCATTGTCCAAATTATTAACGACCCACTTACGTACTTCAGGGAAGTTCTTCTCCTTAAGAAACTTGACCAACGTTTTAGTATTGACATCAGAAAACTCCGCAAGAATAGCACTATCAATTTTACCACCAACAGAATACCTTTGGCATTCATTTAAGACACGTCTCCAGTCAGGAAAATGCTTATTTACAAGTTCGACCAGAACTTTTTGATCATACCTAACATTCTCTGTCTCAAGTATAGTCCTGAGACGGTTGAAGAATTTTGCCGCAATTGCTGGTTTTTGCTTTCCGTTGATTCCAAACTCAATGACACTACATCGGGAGTGGAGAGGTTCGATGATTTTGTTTTTGAAATTGCAGGTGAAGATAAATCTGCAGTTGTTATAAAATGCCTCAATGTTTGCCCGTAAGAGGAGTTGTACATCGTGGGTTGTGTTGTCAGCCTCATCAATAATGATGACTTTGTGCTTTGCATCAGATGCTTGTAGTGAGACGGTCGAAGCGAAGTTCTTTGCTTGATTCCGTACCGTATCGAGAAATCTTCCTTCATCGGATCCATTAATGACATAATAGTCTGCTCCTAATTGGTTACAAAGTGCTTTAGCAATCGTTGTTTTTCCGATTCCAGGTGGACCTGCAAGAAGCAGATTTGGAATCTCTCCTTTATCTAGGAAATCTTTAAATGTCTTTTTGATATTGTCAGGAAGAATACACTCTTCTACAGTCTTGGGTCGATACTTTTCAACCCACAAAAATTCATTACGACTCATAATCAAATCCAATCAGGTTTACGATGGGGAAGTTTGAGATAATTATCTTTCACCCAAGGTTTAGATGCAATATACATCTTATATTTTTTGTAAATATCCACATCAGTATTATACTTGAACTCATCAGGTCCTGCAAATACAAAATCTTTAGGACCCTTTCCACTACGTCCTGTAGGATCTCCAGTAGGAAGAATTTCTTTTGCAACATTCAGAGTTGTAAAACAGGTATGGACTTTACCATAACGAGCAGCATACTCCGCACATAGAGCAAATCCATGAGAGAGTAACCACTGCCAGTTCATCACAAAATCATTTGCCCAGATGGTACAAGGATGATTACGAAAAGCACCCTTCTCAGTAGCATAAGGAGTCCCATCTGCTTTAGGAAGAGTACCGAA